CTGGTGGTGGGAATGTAGCTGGTGGCGTAGGCTCCGGCTTCAATTTGCACGCCCCAAATGTACACGTTGATTGCAGCGCCATTTCCGCTTACGGCTGGGCGGTTTTTAAAGCCACTATCATCGCTTGCCGTTAAAGGAGTAAGGGTTTTAGTAAATCGCTGCCAAGTTGTTGTAATAGTTTGACCCAAAGCAGCTTCAGCACCATTTAAGCGGACTACCAAGTTGCTCGCGGTTCCAGTTTGCGTTTTAGCGTAAAAACTAATAGTGTGCGGAACTCCCGTTGTTAGTGTCAAAACTTGAGCCAAAACGTATTGTGTGCTACCGCTTGCCGTTGGGAATTGGACTAAATCTGCCGTACTCGTTCCATCGGGTGCAGTCGTAGCGTTTGCCGTTACCGTTGTGCCAGTACCGAAATCCGTCCAGGTCGTGTTCAGGGCTTCGCTTTGTAGTGCCAGGTTGGAACGCTGGGGCTCTAAAAGAATTTTCGGGCAGCTGCTATTGGTGTAGTCCAAACGCGGTACACCACTGCTCACCGTTTCAATTAGTCCGCTTGCGTTCACGCGGGTAGCCGTACTGGCGCGGGTAAAGGTTAGCTGCCCGTCGGTAGTTAATGGCTTTTGGGCATAGATTTTTTGGCTCTTATACCCTGAAGGCAGAACTACCAATGACGCGAGGTCGTAGAAAGGTGTACTCATAGCAGGTTTGCGATTGCGTTTGTGGTGCATACTTCCGCCTCAACGGTACCGCTGTCGGCCAGTACATAGGCCTCGTAAGCGTCCCAAATTGGGGCGGCGTAGTTTCCACCAGTAAAGATAGTAATAAACTGGGCGGTGTTCATAGGGTGCAGGTGTTAAGCTCGACTACGCCACCGTCGCCGTAGACGTAGGCATAGTAGGCTAGGTTCGGGGGAAAATAGTTTGTTTGCTGCATTACGCTTCTAGTTCAAAGGTCGGACGTTTTACTAGCAAGTCATTTGGTACCAGCTCATAGCTAAAAAATTCGGCGTACGTCGCCCGGCAGCTGTCCCAGGTGTAGGTTAGCGAAATGGGCAGGTAATAGCTCAAGCCCCAGTACCCGAAATGCGTAAAGCGTGCAGTTCCCTGCATGTCAATTTCGTAGTATTCCTGCGGTTGGCCACGCTGCATATTTAGGCGCTGGGCGGTAATCTGCAAAAGGGCGTTAAAGGTGCTTACCGATTGCCCGCCATCGAAACGGTACTCAATCCAGTCATCGATATTGTTTCCCGCTGGGTATAGTAGCGCCTGGGTGCTGGGACCGCCTTCGGCAATATCACCCAAGCGTGTGCGTAAAGATATTTTCTCGCCCAAAATGCGCGCGCTGTTGTCTGCACGGTACGTGGTTTCGTTCTGCCCAGTGCCGTGAAGCCGTATATCGTATTTAATTAGCGGCGTATTAAAAGTAAGCGGGTCGCCGCTTATTTGTACCACTTCCAGGTAAAGCCAAACCTGGTCGCGCCCCAAAGCCGGAGTAGCTGGCAAATGGTAGTTATTCACGAAATGGTTTAGGACCTCAATACCCGGTACCGGCGAATTTGTAATTTTCCCGCTATTGGTAAATGCCATGTACAGATTGTCGCCCCAGGTCGACACGTTTGCGCTTTTGGTTCCGTAAACCAGGTAAAGACGAAATTCCACTTCGTACGTGCTGTCATACCCCTGCGGGTAGCTTGCCCGGACCTGCATTTGCGTATTATGGAAATCGAAATGCGTGGACCCATCGCCAGTGTAAGCCCCTAGGGGTACGCCGTCTTTGGTCGTGTATACTGGGTTTGACGTAGTGCCCGTAATTACGGTGTGCTTTGCCCATCGTAAGTTCGGCTGTAAAGCAAATTGCGTGCTTCCGTATTCGTGTACTATGTCAAACTGCTTAACCGCGGGTAGGTACATTTTCGTGCCACCTGCCGCCACGGGGAGCGTTTGCGATGAGCTGTAATTGCGGCGCATGAGAAACGAACCGTCCATGCGGTAAAACGAAAACATACTCTCGTTTACGCGGGTAAGGTCTTGGAACACAATAAACCCACGGTCCTGGTACATACGCATACCAAAGCACGTGCAAAAGTCCGTAAGTATTTCGCGGTAGGTGCGAAAGTTTTTTTCTTCGTCAAAGTAAACGAGCGCATGGCGTGAAAGCGTATTGTAAAGCGCGTCGAATTGGTACGGAAAAGTTTCCCCAGCCTGGCGCGTGGTTTCGCTTACTGCTATGCCGTCAAAATATCGGTTAAGGCCTAGGCGCGTAAAGATGTCGGCTATTTGTACAATTATACGTTTATCCCCGGTATAAGTATACATTGAGCTAGATAGGTCTAACTTGTAAAAGTTGTCTGCCGCTGCTATGGTCATAAAGCGCGTGCCGTTCGTCACCTCGATATTGCAGGCGCTGGGGGTAATTGACCCAGCCCACTCTTTCGACAGCCCTTGCCATAACTCCATGTAAAAGATGCCGTCGGAATCTTTGGCTACCTGCTCCAAAGCCAGGCTAAAAGGCGTTGTGCCTAGCTCGGCTTGTATTTCCATCCGGCTGGGGACTATGCCGGGTAGGTATGCGTCTTGAGCGTCGTATGTTACCGACCAGCTCGCCGTATTGAACTCAAACGGGTTATAGCTTATTTGGTCGGTGTCGGCAAAAATCTTAATGGTGTAGCCCTTGGAATCCGACCAGGCGAAACGCTGCTTTGCCATTACATATAGCTTAAGTATTGACCGGCTCGGCGGTTAAGTATTTGCAAGTCCAGGCCCTTTACGGTTCCCATTAACTCAATAATTCCGCCTTCGCCAAAGATACCCCCAAGGCCGGTGCCACCAGCTAGGCCTTTGAATGCTTTGCCGAATGAAAGGTTTGGCATTACGCTGCTCATTATTGCCGCTAATGCCGCAGTAACGCCCACCGCGATACCCATTTGGATTATGTAATTCTTTAAGGCGTTGCCAATTTCCTCGAAAAAGTTCGTGCCGTTTTCCATGGCGGCATTAAACGAACTTGTAAAGATGTGGCCGAACTGTGTACCTATGGCGTTGAGCAAATTCATTTGTGCCGCGGTGAGCTCCATTTGGTCGCGTGCCCCAATAATCATACGCGCCATTTCGTCGTATGCGGGTATAACGCTGCTACGCATAACGCGGTCGTGGTACACTAGCTCCGTGTTTATTGGCGCTAGTCCTTTGGTAACGAACTTGGCCGCTTCGGCCGTGGGCACTACGAATACGTCTTTAAGCGGTTCCGTAAGCTTTTTTATTTCGTTATTGGTCGCTTGTATTTGCGTCCGTAGTTCGAAAAAACGCTTGCTGCCGATTTGTACGTTTTCAAACTCTGCGTTTAACGCTTCTAGGTTGCTGCGTAGCGAAGCGATGGTGCGTTCGGGTTGCGCTCCGAAATTGAATACCGCGGCTCCGCCTGGTCGGTTGGGTTCCGTGGCGCCTGGGCTTACAAAACCGTTACCCATTTGCCCGGCCATACGCAAAACGGTTTGGTCGGTAATTAGGCCGTACATTTCCTGCACAACGTCGCGCATACCAAAAATGCCGCGCTTCATTTGCACTAAAAACGTGTCGATTGTGTCGACGGCCTGGAGCGTTGCCGTTTGGAAAAATACGCCTACCTCGGCTTTAAAGTTTTGCCAGCGTGTCGTGAGCTGTGCAATTCGGTCCGTTGCAGTTAACGCAGCCTCGCCCATAAGTCGCAGCTGCTCCGTGGCAATTTCACCAACCGCACGGCTTACTTCGCCTACGCTTGCCGCTTCGACGCTCACGCCGTTAAGCTTGCTGCGAAGCTGCGCGGCGCTGATGCCCAAGTTGTCGAGGATTAGCGGCGACTTACGGCCGATACCCGTTACAATGGATTCTACCAGGTAGTCAACGCTTTGCCCGGTTTCTGCGGCACGGCGTGTAGCAAAGGCGAGCAGGTTGCCCATTTCGCCAATACCGATACCAAAGTTACCGGCCATGGTGGTTCTGCGCATTAACTCCAGGTCCGTGATTAGGCCCCTGGTTGACGCGCGAAGCTGGTCTAGGTTGGCCTGCCCACCGAACCGGCTAAATCCCTGGCTGACCTTTTGCAGTTCGTCGCCCAAACGCATAGCCTCATTTGCGAAGCTAATAATTTGGCCACCGGCGAACGCGGCACCTATGGCCTGGCCAAGGTTGCCGAAAAGCTTGCTGGTTTCCTTTAGTCGGGCATCTACTTGCTGAATGCTACGGCGAAAGTCGCTAGGGTCTAGCCCTAGAATTACCTTACTCGTTACGTCGTTTGCCATGGCTCTGCAATAATGCCCGTAGGCTGCTTACTTTTTGTTCGTCTTCAAATTTTAATAGGTCGGTTTCGCTTACGACCTTTTTTACACTTTTGCCGCTGATATTAACTAGCACGGCTGCTAGCCATCGCGTACGTTTCCAGTCGTCTTTTTCAGCCTCTACCGCGTGGTGCATGACAGCGTTTAGCTGTGCGTGCGTCAAGCTTTTGGCTTCGCTAGGCGCTAGGCCTAGACGCCCCACCAGCTGACCCAGTACGTCTACTGGGCCGCCGGCTGGGAAAAAGGGCCGTTAAGCCGCTGGGTAAGTTCGGAAATATCCCAAGTCCCTGCCATAGCCTTAAACTCGTCGAAGCTGGGCCGTCCGTTCACGTCCCAAAATTCTTGAGCATAAAGCATGGCTAGCATATCTGCCAGGCCTAGATTTCCCATGTCGGTAACGGTTTTCCCCGATACCTCTTCAAACAAAAGCGCTGCCCCCAGCGTAAACTTTTTCCCTTCCATCGCTTCGTTTATTAGTTGGTTCCTACAGTCCAGGCGCCGGTGCCGTTAAGCGTAAAGCTTACCGTTCCGTTGTCTTTGTCCGGTGCAGATACCGATACCTGCGAAAGGATTGCGTCGCCTTCGATTTTCGTTTCGCCAGTTACGGGCGTAACCGTGCCGGCTGCCACTTGGGTGATACGCAGCTTAACAATATCGCCAACGCGAGCGTACAGCTCGTCTGCGTTCCAAAGGGTTGAGATGTCGTCGTCGAGGATGGTGCTGCCGGAAATGCTCCAGGTTTTAGCGCTCGTTACGTAGGTGCGGAATACTGCCGCGTCTTTGCTCGTGGTTTCGCGCGTTTCCGCGTTCATCTCGAAGCTGGTTTCGGTTTCTGACGCAAACGCTTTGTAGGTCGTTCCGCCGTCCACGCTCATAAAAAGGCGAACTTCGCCGCCGCTTAATGTAGCCATTTTAGTAATTGATTAAAAAAGTGAAATCTGCCGCAAGTATTACGGTTTCGTCGTCTTCGTTGTAGAACATTTGCAACCCGTCCATGTAGGCCAGGGTAAAGGTAGTTTCGGCTGCTACGCCCAGCTGCTCTGCCGCGCAGTCCTCGCCTTCGATGCTGCCTGCGTCGCCGGTTACGTACTGCTCGTACAGCGGCATAACGCGCGGGTAGTGTTGCAGGTTGTGGCGTATGCGGGACAGTTGGTCCTGCGCCACGTCTGCGTCGGCGAAATGCATAAAAAGGGTAGCGCTCACGCGCTCGGCTTTGTACTCGTCTTTGGTTTCGGTAACGTCGATACCGTTGAGCCGTATTACGATAAAATCTTCGGCTACGCCCTGCGGGGCTGCATACGAATACACGGGCACTGCCGTGCTGGCATTAACCGCGTCGTATATGTACTTTAGGTAGTTCACCGCAGGTGTGCTTTTATCCGCTTTTGTACAAAGTTAGTAATAAGTTTCTGCGCTTTTTCGGTTACATTGTCGCCGTTTACTGCGGCATCAATAAAGCGCTTTGCCTTAAAACCCTTTTTCGTTCCACCGAAAAGCTGCCAGGGGGCGTAGTACGCGCCGTCTTTGTCTTTGCTGCGCAGGCCGATTACGACGTAAGCCTTTACCGTGCCCTTGTTTGCAAAGCTGTCGATGGACTTGTAAAGGTTGTAGAATGCTCCCTTTTCGTCCTTCGCTACGGTTTCACCTTTGCGGTTCCTCACTCTAGCTTTGGCGTTCATGCTATTGTAAGCCTCTTGACGGGCTTTTTGCACCACGGGTGCGGCCTCACGCTTTAGAAGCTGCCGAAGCTCCTTAAAACGCAAATTTTCGGGGTTTCCCAAAGTTTTGATTCGGTCGCGGAACTGGTCAAAATCTTCTACGCGTCCGCTTTCGCTGCGCAGGTAGACGGTCTTACCGCGTGCCATTGTCCCGCAGTCGGGTTTTAACCAGCAAATAACGGCGACGCCCTTCGGGCACGACGCTGATTATATCGTAATC